CTTGGTGATGGTATCAAAGTAGGAGAGCACCTAACAGATACACATCTTGATGATGCCAGTGAAATGGGCGCAAAGATCAAACATATCAAACCAAAATCTGAATAAGGATTACCATGGCGATTATCGTTACAGATGCATCACGTTTGATTGTAAAAAATCAACGCAATTCGGAAGATGAGTTGCGTAAAGAGAATCAGCGGCTAAGAGATCATGCCAATCAACAATATGCTGGCCGCGATGGTGAAACTCGTCTATATGTCAACGGTAAAGAACGCAGAATTGGTAAAAAGTCACAGTATCTCCTTGATATGCTGACTTTAGAAGACTAATAAATAACTAAAACAATAATCTCAAGGAGAGAGAAAAATGCCACTATGGGGAAAAACCGATCAAGTAGCTCTTACAGGAACTGCTATTTTAACAAATGGAAGTGCAGTTGTTACTGCTAACACTTCGACAACATTCAATACACAAATTAGAGTTGGTGACACTATTTTCTTATCGACAGCAAATACAGCTGCTGGTGCAAATACACGTTACCGTGTCAATGCAATTGCTAATGGTACATCTTTAACTGTTGACCGTACATATGCAGGTACAACTAATGCTATTGCAGGAGTTTGGATCCAAACGGCTCCAAAATCTACGACAGGTACGCACGTTGGTATGCGTACAATTGATGTAGTTGGTGTTGACGTAACAGAAGCACGCCTTGCTGCTAACCGTGCAAACGGAATTAAGACACCAGGTTGGGTTCGTATCAATAACACTGCAGGTCGTAAGCGTGTAGAGACTCTTGTAGCAATGCGCAGCATGACTCAAGCAGTTGCTAGCGATGCAAACGATGACGTAACAGTCGCAGATACTTGATAAATGGTTGATCGCGCTAAAAAAATATCAGAGGTGCCGGCAGTTACGTCTGTCGTCTCCACTGACCTGTTTGTTGTTGTTGCCAATGCAACTGGTAATGCTGTTACGAGTCGGATAACATTGGGTAGTCTTGCTAATACATTAGGTATAAGCAACACATCAAGTGCAAATCTTACATATACAATAAACAAAATAACGACATCGACATTATCTGTAGGCAATTCAACGATCAATACAGCTATTGGTGCGGCTGTTATTACTTCTAATGCTACATTGGCGATTGGTAATACCACGGTAACTGGGTTTATTAATGCAACATCATTAAACATTTCTGGTTTAACAAGTACTGGTAATACCACGGTAACTGGGTTTATCAATGCAACATCATTAAACATTTCTGGTTTAACAAGTACTGGTAATACTACTGTAACCGGGTTTATCAATGTAAGCACATATGGTACATTTGGTGGTACGGTCAATGCAACATCATTGAATATTTCTGGTTTAACAAGTACTGGTAATACCACGGTAACTGGGTTTATGAATGTAAGCACATATGGTACATTTGGTGGTACGGTCAATGCAGCTTCATTAAACATTTCTGGTTTAACAACTATTAGTAACACAGGATTAATTACTGCTCCAGAAGTAGGCAACATTATTCCATTCTATTTTGCTAACCAAGCAGCGTTCCCAAGTGCTACCTCATCTCATGGTGCTATAGCACATAGCCACTCCGATGGCAAAATGTATTTTGCTCATGCTGGATCATGGAGTGCAATTGTTAGTGATGGTACTACAGCTAATGTATCAGGGTTAAACGTTTCAAGCAATACAATTAATTTGAATGGTGTAACAATCATCAGAGGTGATGCAAGTACAAGGCTTGGTGTAAATACACAAATAGGATCCACTGGTTCGAATGGCTCAATTTATTTGAGTACTGCAGGTAAAATATATTTAAAAGTTGCTAACACAGGTGTAGCAACAGATGACTGGCAAAGGGTGACTACAACAGCAGTTGATTAAAATATTATGCGCGAAAAACTTGATGAGAGTAATTTTTTGTTATATGCAGCAAAATATTATGATAACCCACACTGCTATGATACTGTTGAGTTTTACGATGATTTGAATCGTTTCAAATATATAAAACGTTTATTTAATAGGTATGAGGAGACAGGAGAGTTAAAGGAAAGATTGATAGTCAATCATTTGACTGTTCTGTATAACATCTTCGGAGCTGAGCCAGCAACACGGATGTTGTTCTTAAAGTTGAAAGGTCATTATCATTTTATAAAACCTTTCCTCGTCTTGATGGGATATATGCCTGATATTGTTTACAATATCGGAATAGAGAATAAGAATGTTATTAGCTCAGATATCCATATGGATAACAACATTGTAGAAGTATTGAGACACATATGAAAACATTTAAACAATTTGTTGAAGAAGCGGGTGTTGCAATAAATGCTGTTGGAGCTGGAAATATACAGGGTATTGGTTTTGGACCGAAAGGTGAGCCTGGAGGTCGTAAAGCAATTATGAATAAAATGTTAAAAAGAAAGCCTGTAAATGTGGGTTCTAAAGTTTCTACCTGATTGGATTTTTTACGCAATCCTTTTAACTGGTTTTATTGGGCTACTTATAGGTAAATTAATACCTGGCCCGTATAAGACTGCTGTCCAAGCCGCTAGTGCGGCTTTTTTCGTTGCTGGACTGTTTATGTCTGGTGCCATTTATAATAATGGTGCGTGGGAAGCGCGTGTGAAAGAAATGGAAGCAAAAGTTGAGGCTGCAGCTGTTGAATCAGCTCAAGAAAACGTAAAGATAGTTGAGAAGGTTGTAAAGAAAACTGAATATATTAAGACACGTGGTGAGGATATTGTTAAATATATTGATCGTGAGATAGTCAAGTATGATACAAAGTTTGCTCCTGGCGGACAATGTGAGTTGCCAAAGGAATTTATACAAGCTCATAATTTAGCAGCAGAGGCTCCCAAATGATAACATTTAAACAGTTTATACTAAATGAAACACCAGCATGGACAAGAAGCGCTGGTAAAAATCCTGAAGGTGGTTTAAACCGTAAAGGTATTGCTTCGTACCGTGCTGCTAATCCAGGCTCAAAGCTATCAATGGCTGTAACAACAAAACCGTCTAAACTTGATCCCGACTCCAAACCAGCAAAACGTAGACTATCATTCTGTGCTCGTATGAGTGGCGTTGATGGCCCTATGAAGAAACCTAATGGTGAGCCATCAAGAAAAGCATTGGCTCTAAGAAAGTGGAATTGCTAAATGAAAGATGTAGAAAAACAACAGAAGATCAGTACTTTATTGTTTGTTATAATAACAGCAATCTTTTTCTTTGCAATGCTTTCCGGATGCTCAACAACAGTACCTGTTACAGCTAAGTTTCCTGTTGCACCTGTGACATTATTGGAGAAGTGTCCTACATTGCAAAAAGTAAACGAAGATGCAAAGCTAAGTGATGTATCTAAGACGATTACGGTAAACTATACAACTTATTATGAATGTGCCGTGAAACATGATGCTTTTATTGATTGGTATCAAGTTCAAAAGAATATTTTCGAAAGTATAAAATAATGGAATTATCAAAAGAACAACTAAAACAACTACTTCCAAAGAACCCGTATTTGGATCACTGGCACCATGCTCTTGAGCAATTATTGCCAGAATATGAAATTAACACACCACAGCGTATGGCTGCTTTTATTGCTCAGTGCTCACACGAGTCAGGTGGCTTTACAGCGTTACAAGAAAATTTAAACTACAAGCCGCCAACACTGCGTAAATTGTTTAGTAAGTACTTCCCGACTGATGAACTAGCAGCCCAGTACTGTGCTAAACCAAACAAACAAGAAGCAATTGCCAATAGAGTGTATGCGTCACGTATGGGTAATGGTGATGAATCTTCTGGTGATGGTTATAGGTACCGTGGTCGTGGATTGATTCAATTGACTGGTAAAGATAACTATACATTCTTTGCTGGTTCACTACAAATTTCTGTTGAAGAAGCTGCAGAGTATATGGGTACTTTTGAAGGTGCGGCACAATCAGCATGTTGGTTCTGGGAAACAAACAATCTTAACCAGTGGGCAGACAAAGGTGATATTCTCACTCTGACAAAGCGTATCAATGGTGGTACAATTGGATTGGAAGATCGTATCAAACATTACGAACATGCATTGCATGTTTTTGGAGCGTAATATGAAAAAGTTTCTAGTATTACTAATGTTGCTACCTTGTTTAGGACTGGCACAAAAACAAAAAGAAGGTGTCGTATATGATATCGTTCTTACAAGGGTTATCGATGGCGATACAGTAGCGTTTCAAGCTAACTGGTTACCAGATCCCCTCAAGAAAGAATTATCAGTTCGAGTTTTTGGTGTTGATACGCCAGAAAAAAGCTTTAGAGCTAAATGCCCCTCTGAAGCTCAGCGAGGAGAAGCAGCAACAGCTTTTACAAAGCAACTTATCAACCAAAGTCAAAAGAGACAAATGATTCTTATGGACTGGGACAAGTATGGCGGCCGTGTCTTAGGAGATGTAATCCTTGACGGCAAAAGTCTGCGTCAGCAATTGATTGCCAATGGTTACGCAAGAGAATATTACGGTGAAGCAAAAACAAGTTGGTGTCCACAATGAATGATAGAAAATTATTCTATGCTGCTGTTGCACTACTCACACTACCCCTTGCATTAGCATTTTGTGGTGGTGATAGATTCCGTTATCCATGTCAAGACCCAGACAACTGGGAAAAGGATATTTGTAAACTACCAAGGTGTGATGTGACAAGAACTTGTCCTGAACACATTTTTAAAGGTCAGCGTGACCCTAGAATAGGACCGCCAAAAGATGGACAAACTCAAACACCTACGCCAGTGGCTCCAGCAATGGCATGCCAAGCACCAACAGCACAAGGAGCAAATTGTGGAAAATAACGCAATGTACACAGAAGAACAACTGATGGCAAGACTGAAATTCTTTATTGGAATTTGCTTAGCTCTTACATTAACAGGTATTGTATTTGTAGTTCTTTATTCAATCATATTTGTAACACAACCATTGAACGCAATCAGTCCTATTGACCAAAAGTTCTTTGAGTTAATTATTCCTATTGCTACGTTCTTAACTGGTACACTATCAGGTATCATGCTTGCTGGCAACGATAAAGACGCTCAGAAAGCTGCACTGCAGGCTGCTAACAAAGGCTGGGACAAACCACCAACACCAATACAAAAAAATGAAACAACCAGCACATCTTCCTTCTCTCCAGCACCTGGCCTTTCTCCAACAGTCACGAATTCGTGGGGAGCACAACCAATGGGCGGCGGAAGTAGCTTTGGAAGCGTATCTCAACCCCAAGTCGTCACAGGCTTCGGAGGTAAGCCCGCCCCTGCCCCAGCCTTTCAACCAGAGCTGTAAATGAGCTTTGTAACAAGTATGTTATCCGAGAGTGGTGTTATCTCTAGTAAAAGAGTAGTCACCTTTCTCGCATTCTTGTTATGCGGTGGCGGATATATTGCTATGGTTTGTGGTTATTCAATTGACTCAAAGATTTTTGATTCAATGATGTATATCGTGATAGCAGGTTTAGGGTTTACAGCATCAGAAAAATTTACTAAGAAGGAAGACAAATGAAATCAGTAGTATTATCCATTGCTTTATTGTTCGGTATGTCTACAACAGTCTATGCAGAAGCAGAAAAGACAAAAGTTTGTGTTGATGTAAAAGACAAAGAAGGTAAACCTGTTAAGGATGCCAAGGGCAACGTTAAACAGAATTGCAAAGAAATGAAAGTACATAAGAAACTTGAAGGCACAGAAGTTCCTGTGAAAAAGTAATGGCATATTCTGCCAAAGTTTTAGATCATTATGAAAATCCCAGGAACGTCGGATCTTTTGATAAGACTGATGCTAGTATTGGTACTGGCATGGTTGGCGCACCTGCCTGTGGAGATGTAATGAAACTTCAAATTAAAGTAGAGAATGACATTATTACAGATGCGCGATTTAAAACGTATGGATGTGGCTCAGCAATTGCAAGTAGTTCGTTAGTTACAGAGTGGATCAAAGGTAAGACATTGGACGAAGCGTCAACTATTACGAACTCGACTATTGCGGAAGAATTAGCTCTTCCGCCAGTTAAAATACATTGCTCAATACTCGCAGAAGACGCTATAAAGGCTGCAGTAGCAGACTTCAAAAGAAAGAAGTGGTTAGAGAGTCATGATCTCACTAACTGAAAAAGCATACGACAAGGTCAAATCTCAACTTCTGAAACGTGGTAAGGGAGTTGGGATACGGTTAGGTGTGAAGACAACTGGCTGTAGTGGTTTAGCATATACGATGGAATATGTTGATAAATATGAATACGAACCTGGTGTAATAAATTATGCACAACAAGATTTTGCAGTTCTTGTAGATAAAAAAAATGATGTGTATATAAAAGGTCTGACAATGGACTGGATTCGTAATGGACTCAACGAAGGCTTTGATTTCAAAAACCCAAATGAACGTGATCGTTGCGGTTGCGGAGAAAGTTTTCGAGTATGATAACAGTAACAGAATCAGCAAAGACTAAAATATTAGACCTTCTTGTAGAAGAAGGTAATCCCAATCTATTCTTAAGAACTTTTGTACAAGGTGGTGGATGCAGTGGGATGAGTTATGGGTTTACGTTTGATGAAGTTATGAATGAAGATGATTTTGAAATGCCTTTATCACAATCAAAAATATTAATAGATGCTATGAGCATGCAATATTTAACAGGGGCAACTGTGGACTACAAGGAAGATATTCAAGGTTCACAGTTTGTCATTACCAATCCAAACGCTCAGTCAACATGCGGTTGTGGTAGCAGTTTTAGCGTTTAAGGGAACGTATGGAATTATTCGACTCAACAGCGAGGATAGCAGTCTTGGAAAATCAACTAAACAACATTGGATCCGAATTAAAAGAATTCAGACAAGATTCAAAAGAGCAACATAAAGACATGATGCGGAAAATTGACGACATTGATAGTCGTCTAACAGCTATTGAGAAATGGCGTTGGATGATTATTGGTGGCTCTGCCGTTATTGGATTCTTGGCATCACACCTTCTTAAGTTGACTTAACCAATCTTTTCTTGTATAGTCCACTATCGTTAGTGGGGGATACTATATTATGAATTGGATTGATCTGAAATATATCGGCGCTTTGGCGCCGAGACTGTCTATGTTTGCGAAGAAAGATAACGATGTGTGGAACATGCGTTGTCCTATTTGCGGCGACTCCCGTAAAAGCAAAACAAAAGCACGTGGCTACATCCTTGGTAGCTCTGGTGGGTATGTCTATACTTGCCACAATTGTAATGTTAGTATGCCATTTGGTAGGTTTCTTGAGACTATCGATCCTTCTGCATACCAAGACTACCTTCGCGAAAGGTATGTTGAAAAGGCAAAGACATATGATACAGACCGTATTGTTCAGCCACCTGCTGATATATCAAAGTTTATCACACCAAAGTTTATCAAATACACTGCTCTTAGTGATCTGAAGAAGATCTCACAACTTGAGATAGGTCATCCGGCGCGCAGATACATCGTCAAACGACAAATACCAAACAAGTATCATGCCAAGCTATTCTTTGCACCAAAGTTTAAGGCTTGGACCAACACTCTAAAGCCTGATAAGTTTGATCCGACTAAAAAAGATGAACCAAGACTCGTAATACCGTTTGTTGATCAGAAAGGTAATTTGTTTGGTTATCAAGGACGTGCTTTCTTTGATGTGGAGCCAAGATACATCACGATCATATTAGACGATGAGAAACCGCGTGTATACGGCCTAGACGCGGTTAATTTAAACGAGCGAGTGTATGTAACGGAAGGCCCAATAGATTCGATGTTCCTACACAACTGTCTTGCAATGGGTGGTGCTCATTTGGATAAGACAGCTGTACAGATTGGTCTTAAACCTGATAACACCACGATTGTCTATGATAATGAGCCGCGAAACAGAGATATTGTTAACGCTATTGAAAAAGTAATAGATTTGGGGTATAGTGTTTGTATATGGCCTGCGAGCCTGCAGTACAAAGATGTCAATGATATGGTTCTTGCTGGAATGACCCCACATCACATTCAACAGTTAATAGATCAGCATACATATAGGGACCTTTTGGCAAAAATGATGTTAACGCAATGGAAGAAAATATGAGAACATTTTTAAGTGAATTTTATGGTAAAGATAATGGTCGTAAAGCTCGTGTGGTATCGACACAGTCTGGGTTTGAAATTGAGTTCTACCAAGGTGAAGACAAGCGCGAAACACGTATGTTGTCGGAACACAATCTACAATACGCCGAAGATGCATGTGAAAATTGGGTTGAGGAAATTATCAAATGAAGGTCAAGTTAATTAGTTTTTCGAAACCAAGCAGGGAAGTATATGAACAAGGTCTCTATGACGTCCAGGAACTTATCGCGTTCTGTGCAAGAGTATCAAATCCAGCAAACCAACTTAATGCTGGCACGTCGGAAAAACTTATTAAGTATCTCGTTAAAAACCAGCACTGGAGCCCGCTTGAGATGGTCTCAGCATGTCTTGAAATTGAAACAACAAGAGATATTGCAAGACAAATACTTAGACACCGTAGCTTCTCATTCCAGGAATTTAGCCAACGATACGCTGATCCAACGAAGGATTTCGAGTTTGTATACAGAGACGCTCGCTTACAGGACCCGTCTAATCGACAAAACAGTATAGCCACTGACAATCTTGCTGTTCAAGCGTGGTGGCAAGAGCGACAAAAACGTGTGATTCAGGAAGCAAAAGAAGCTTATGAGTGGGCTATTTCTTACGGAATTGCCAAGGAACAAGCACGTGCTGTATTACCAGAAGGATTGACAGTTTCACGCCTCTATATGAACGGAACCTTGCGTTCATGGATTCACTATATACAACTCCGATCGGCAAATGGCACACAACAAGAACATATCGACATCGCTAAATTATGCGCCACGGTAATCACTGAAATATTTCCCCTTACAGCAACATTCGTCTCAGAATAAAAAAATAATAGTTGGAGTTAACTAATGTCAGACACATATCTTGACATCGAGGTAGATTATTCACGTGATAATTTATTCGATATCCTAGGAATCAAGCGACTGCAAGAGTCGTACATGAAGGAAGAAGAGACGAGCCCTCAACAACGATTCGCTTTCGTATCAAAACAATTCGGGAGTAACCAGAAACATGCGCAGAGGCTTTACGAATACTCTAGTAAACATTGGTTGTCTTATTCTACCCCAATTCTTTCTTTTGGTCGCAGCGCCCGTGGTCTTCCTATTTCTTGTTTTCTTCCATATCTACATGACAGTAGCGCAGGGTTGGTCGACACTTTATCGGAAGTTAATTGGCTGAGTATGCTCGGCGGAGGAGTTGGCCTTGGTATTGGGATCCGTTCTGCTGATGATAAATCTGTTGGCGTTATGCCTCATTTGCGCACTTATGATGCATCCTCACTCGCTTACCGCCAAGGGCGGACTCGCCGCGGTAGTTATGCTGCTTACTTGGATATCTCTCATCCCGATATTCACATTTTTCTTGAAATGAGAAAGCCCACTGGTGATCCCAACATGAGAGCGATGAATCTCCATCACGGAATTAATATTCCTGATTCGTTCATGCAAATTATTGAAAACTGTATGAGGGATCCTAGTGCTAATGATGATTGGGAATTGAAAGATCCTCATAACGGCGAGGTACGCGAAGTTGTATCAGCCAGGTTATTGTGGCAACAGATCCTCGATCTTAGAATGCATACAGGTGAGCCGTATCTACATTTCATTGATACAAGCAACCGCATGATGCCTCAGTTCCAAAAGGACTTGGGACTAAGCATCAAGCAAAGTAATTTGTGTAGTGAAATTATTCTTCCTACAAATAAAGACCGTACAGCTGTTTGCTGTCTTTCTTCATTGAACTTGGAGTACTATGATGAGTGGAAAGAAGATCCTATTTTCCTTCGTGATGTTGCTGAAATGCTTGACAACGTTCTTCAGTATTTTATTGATAATGCACCTTCCGCCATTGAACGTGCAAGGTTTTCTGCCGAGCGTGAGCGCAGCATTGGTGTTGGTGCTTTGGGTTTCCATGCTTATCTACAGCAGCAGAATGTTCCGTTCGAAGGAGTGATTGCAAAGTCACTTAACAATCAGATTTTCTCACACATAAAGGAAAAGCTCGATGAAGCTAACCTCGCCCTTGGCGCTGCTCGAGGAGAAGCTCTTGATGCACGTGGAACTGGTAGAAGGTTCAGCCACGTTATGGCTATTGCTCCTAATGCCTCTTCTTCAATTATTATGGGTAACACTAGTCCTAGTATTGAGCCTTACCGCGCTAATGCCTATCGTCAAGACACTCTTTCCGGTGCTCATTTAAATAAAAATAAGTGGTTGGATAGAGTCATTGAAAAACACCTAGCAGGTGATGGTGAAACAATATCAACAAATGATTACAATGACATTTGGTCAAGTATTATTTCAAATGATGGATCCGTACAACACTTAGATTGGATGGATGATTGGACAAAGGATGTATTTAAAACATCTATGGAAATTGATCAGCGTTGGATTATTGAGCATGCAGCTGATCGTCAAAAGTATATCGATCAAGCACAGTCGTTAAATGTGTTCTTCCGTCCTGATAGCAATGTAAAGTATATCCATGCTGTGCATTTCCTTGCATGGAAGTTGGGATTGAAAACTCTCTACTATTGCCGTTCAGAGAAACTTGCAAAAGCAGACAAGGTGTCAAGAAAGATTGAACGAATTGTCATGCAAGAGATTGATCTTAAAGCGGTTGCTGATGGCGATGTATGTTTAGCTTGCGAGGGATAAATGAGACTATTAAAATTTGAAGCACCGTGGTGTACCAAGTGCCACCAGGTAACAAAGATAATGAGTGAGATGCAGCTACCGTTCCCTGTTGAGGTAATCGACATTGATAAAGCTGAAAAAGGAATTCTTCTTGAATACGGAATCAGAGGAATCCCACACATGATACTACTAGATGAGAATAACAACATCATTAACCGTATCGGTGGTGTATTAACAAAGAGCCAACTGACAGAAGCTTTCAATATGAAGGATTAAGCTTTTGTCGAAAACAATAGCTCTTTTCATACACCAGCCAAAGTGTTCTATACAGTCTGGTAACGGGATCATGAACGCTCTAAAGGAGCATTACAATTTTAAGGTATTTACTAAACATGAACTTGAGGATGATTTTTTTAACGGTGTTGGTGGTGTCTGCTTCCCTGGCGGTATTGGCGACGCTGACTCTTTCGATTATCTTCTCCAAAGCAACAGCAGAGTTATCAGGGATTTCGTACAACGAGGCGGTAAGTACCTGGGCGTTTGCATGGGAGCTTATTGGGCAGGTAAAGAATACTTTGACCTTTTAGAAAGTGTTGAGCCTCAGCAATATATTAAACGACCAAACAGTGATACTCATCGCCCCCATGCAAAAAATATAAAAGTAACATGGAGAGAAGAACAACAGAAAATGTTCTTTTATGATGGTTGTGCTTTAGTCGGTGATGAGCAAAAATTTAAAACAATTGCAAGATATTCAAACGGTGACCCAATGGCTATTATTCAGAATAATGTAGGGTTGATTGGATGTCATCCTGAAAGCGAACCTCATTGGTACAGGAGTTATAGCTGGATGAAAGGTCTTTGGCACGATGGTAGACACCACAAGCTATTATTAGAATTTGTAGACGAATTAATGGAATATAAATGAACGCAACAAGAAAAAAATTAAAATTAACGGATGAACGTAGTTCGTTTAAACCTTTCAACTATCCTTGGGCATACGATACTTGGTTGAAGCACGAGCAGAGTCACTGGCTTCATACAGAAGTCCCTATGCTTGAAGATGTAAAGGATTGGAAGAACAAATTAAATGAACAAGAAAAGCATTTCCTGACAAACATCTTTCGCTTCTTTACACAGGGTGATGTAGACGTTGCTGGTGGGTATGTAAAGAACTACTTACCATACTTCCCTCAACCGGAAATAAGAATGATGTTGACTGGGTTTGCCGCAAGAGAAGCATTGCACGTTGCTGCTTACAGTCACTTAATTGAAACATTGGGAATGCCGGAGTCAACATATAATGACTTTCTCGAATATGAAGAGATGAGAGATAAGCACGATTACTTCCTCTCTATAGCCGGACAAGATGCGACAACAATTGCACAACAGATTGCTGCATTCAGTGCATTTACAGAAGGAATGCAATTGTTCTCAAGCTTCATAATGCTGCTCAACTTTCCACGGCACGGTAAGATGAAAGGAATGGGGCAAATTGTTACTTGGTCTGTCGTTGATGAGACTATGCATGCAGAGGGAATGATTAAGCTATTCCGCACGTTTATCGAAGAGAATCGTGATATCTGGAACGATCAACTCAAGGGTGAGATCTATAGCATTGCTGAAAAGATGGTCAAACTCGAAGATCGATTCATTGACCTTGCATTTTCTTTAGGTGAGATGGAAGACTTAACAAGTGATGATGTAAAAAAATATATTCGCTATATTTGTGATCGTCGTCTGATTTCGCTAGGCCTCAAAGGAATTTTTAAAGTAAAAAAGAATCCTTTGCTGTGGGTTGAAGAAATGATTAATGCTCCTACACATACAAACTTCTTTGAGAACAGAGCAACAGATTATGCGAAAGGTGCGACGACTGGTTCATGGGAGGATGTATGGGCAAAGGCAGCTTGACATTTAGTGATGGTACGGTATTAGATCTTGATTATCATTTTCCTGACATAAAAACTGTTGCCCTCTCAATGTCCGGTGGTGTTGAATCAGCAGCACTTGTACTGCTTCTACAAAAATTCTATGGTTATGATAATGTGTTTGTTTTCTCTGGTCACATAGAGGGTCGTAGAGCGTGGGAAGCAGAAAATGCTGCCAAACTATCAAAGCATATTGGTGTAAAATATTTTCAAGTTATTAAAGATAATTTCCAATTCATGACACCACCAGAAAATAAGCGAATGAGAATACTAGCAAATCAGTATACTCAGTTTGATGGATGGTTTAACGGTGCCAATAAGTTATTGTTTGCACCAACATCAATTCTTAAACAAGAAGTCAAAGATTATGTAAGAAACGAAAAGGTTTACATGCCATTCATGGGCCTGCTCAAACAGCATACAATAGAAATTTTTTATATGCTAGGACGTGAGGATGTCCTGGCAAAGACATTTTCTTGCACCGTAAAGGGCGATACACATTGTGGGAATTGCTATTGTTGTCTGGAGCGTGCAAGAGGTTTTGCTGTACTTGGAGAAAAGGATCAAGCTACATACGATATAGAATGGGAAGACATTTTAAAACAATGTTTTTTCAGCGACCATCGTTTTAATAAAAATTGGTAGGAGATAACCATGCTTGAACAAGAAAGAGAACCCGTAATTTGTTACGAATGCGATACTGAATTCGTTGTACATACACCGTATGAAGATGATCAGGATATATCTTTTTGTCCTTTTTGTGGAACCGAAACAGAAGGTGATAATACAGAATCATTCGATGATTTAGATGACGAAGAGAGTACGGATAAATTTTAATGCAATGGATTTACCGCGGGTTACCGTTTGAGGAACCGAGCGATGAATTCTATGGATTTGTCTACAAAATAACTAACCAAACTAATCAAAGATCATACATTGGTAAGAAACTTTTCTGGTTTAAGAAAACAAAAATCTTAAAAGGAAAGAAAAAAAGATACCTTGCCCCGTCAGATTGGAAAACATACTACGGTAGTTCTGTATCTGTTCAAAAGGATTTAGAGCTATTGGGTGCCGAATCGTTTACAAGAGAAATTCTTATACTTTGTAAAAATAAAGGGGAATGCTCCTACTACGAAGCAAAGATGCAATTTGATCATAGCGTTTTATTAAATCCAGAAATGTATTACAATGACTGGATAATTTGTAGGGTTCATCGAAAACATATACTATGACAGAACACGTCGACTTCCTCATTGTTGAGGCTGCATGGTCGTATATGAATCAAGAGGTAATGAATCCCACGTTAAATGAAAAGACAAGTGGGATATCATTCAATGGTGATAGGACATCGTTTGCATCAAGATTTATTGGCCCATCCAAGATAGCACAAAGAATTCGTGAGGCTGGCTACACGTGTCAGGTAATATCGTTCGTTCACTTACTTGATCGCACGCAAATTGATAATGTATTACGTAAGTTTATTGGACCAAAGACAACAATAGGAATTAGCTCTACGTTTACTAATGGTCGTGGCTGTAAGATTATTGCAATGTTCATGAAGGATCTTGTAAGACCGTATACCACAAATAAAAACAAAACTATCATAGGTGGCCCGTCCGCTCATATCTGGTCCAAATTGATAGAGAAGCAGGGTTATAAGTTTGATTTTGTTGTTACGAGTTTTGCAGAGAACAAGATAATAGATATTGCTAATGCAATTCACAACTACGGAATTGCCAAGAAGACCACCGCACAATGGGATATTGGATCTTGTCAGCATAGATGGCACCCATCATCAATGATACTACCCGGTGAATCACTACCACTCGAAGCAGCGAGAGGATGTATATTCGAATGCAAGTTCTGTCGTTTCACAATGCTTGGAAAGAAAAAGGGTACATACGTTCGTGATATACAGCTACTTCGTGATGAGTTAATGTATAACTATGAAAATTTTGGTACGACCAACTATATGCTTACCGATGATACCTTTAATGACACACCAGAGAAGGTAGAGATGTGGGCAGAGATGGTCAATCAGTTACCATTCAAAATACAGTATGTCACCTATCTACGTGTTGATTTGATACATCGCTATCCACATACTGCTGCATTATTACAAGACTCTGGTCTGATTGCAACACACTTTGGTATAGAGTCGTTGACACCGAAAGCATCTAACCTTATTGGTAAGGCATGGTCGGGTAAGCATGCACGTGATTATGTTCCGGAGTTAACAAAACATATTTGGAAAGATAAGATAAACGTCTTTATCTCCTTGATAGCCGGTTTACCACACGAAACAGAAGAGGACTGGCACGATGCGGGTAAGTGGGCCGTTGAGAACAATCTTAGTGCATATTATGCGACACTCGGTATTGAGAAGTATAGAACAAAGTTTGAAGGATTGTGGGATAACGGAGAGCGTGAGGGGATAAGTTACTTTGATATACATGCAGAAGAATATGGATACACATTTGAGAATGTGAATGGTAACTCAATGTGGACACTGAACGGTGTAACGGAGAAGCAAGTTGCACAGATTGTTGCCCCACTCAATAAATACTTTGATCACCATTGTCGTGTTAGTGCCTGGACAGTTACAGAGTTACTCACACTCGGCCTACCACTCGACTATATCCTTAACAACACACGAAACGTTCTATACAATGACGAGAATAACTTTGATAAAAGACATGACTTTGTACAAAAATATTACAGGAAGTTGATCGGTGTCTAACGTCGTAGATGTATTAATTCTAACAGCTGATGCAGGATCAGATATTGAAGGTATTGTTCATACAAGGACAGAACATTCCCAACTAGGAATGCGCACACATGGTGCACATAAAGCTGCTTGGGCAGCAAGACAACATGGCTACACCGTTCAAGTTGTGTCAAAAATTCATATGGCTTCTGAAGAGGATATTATAAATGCGTGTAAACAATATATTGGTCCCTTCACCTTAATAGCTATCGGAACAACGCTTATTGCACCACCTTCCTTTGCATTACCCAAAGGCCATAAAGAAGGCGTTTATAGAATAGGACACACAACAGGAAAGATACACAGAATAATTCAGGGTTTACAGAACCCCTACAACAACAAAGTTCTTGTTGGAGGATCACAAGCTAAAGCATTCAAAACGCTTTTTCAAGCTGATTATGTGATACAGGGTGAAGCGGAGAATGAGTTTCCTCAGTTACTTGATCGAATATTTCGTAATGGCATACAACGAAAAAGATATGATTGGGATATAAAAGATTGTCGTTTTCGCTGGCACGAGACAGATTACATTCAACCCAATGAGCCGCTACCTCTTGAAGCTTCGCGTGGATGTATATTTAAATGTAAATTTTGTGCTTTTCAAGACTTAGGTAAAAGACCAGGTACCTTTGAGCGTCCGATACAAAACATCAAAGAAGAGCTTGAATATAATTATGAAAGATGGGGATCAACTTGCTATTGGTTAACTGATGATACGATAAACGATGATAACGATCGCATGAACGAGTTCTGTGATATGTTAGAGACACTAAACTTTAAGATTCGATTCAGTGGTTTTTTTAGAATGGATCTTTTTCATCGTTTTCAAAAAACAACCCGACGGCTTTATGAGAACGGAATGACAGGTGTTCAAATTGGTGTAGAAACATTTCATCCCCAAGCTGCAAAGACAATAGGTAAAGCGTTTAACGGAAAACATGGTAAGGAGTTCCTTCGCCATTTGTATTATGATATATGTGATCAAGATCTTGTCGTTGGTACGTGTAATATAATTGGTCTTCCCTATGAGCGATTTGAGCATATAACAGAAACTGTTGAGTGGTACAAGGAGGTCGGGTTTATACAACCATCGTTTAGTCCTCTTTTTGTTAGAGATCCAAAAAGACCGGATCCTAGTTTAGAGATGGTAAGCGAATTCTCTTCAAATGCAAAAAAGTATGGCTATAGGTTTCCTAGAGAACACCAACCAGCGTGGTGGGTAAATGATCTTTGTAGAATGGATTCTGATTTTGCTCATGGTAGGGTCTGGTCGATCAAAAGTAAATTACAAGAAACAATGGAGCAAACGATGGATCCGTGGATATCACTGCATTACTTGAATATTCTAAAAATTACACCTAAAGAAGCTATGCAAATAGGTTGGAAGAAAATACGAGAGACTGTGGATCCCAGAGTCGTACCACAAGGATACTTTAAGCAACTAGGTGTTGACGTTTCGTTTAAATAGTAATACAATCGTTGATGAAAGGATTTACTATGCAACGTCAAAGAATGCAACCAACACCTATTACACTGTACAATCGTTTGAACAACGAGAAGATTACTGGTGAGCTTATCAACAACGATGAAATTGAAGGAAAGCAGTTTTATGTTGTTAAAGTAAATAGTCGCGTTCTTCGTTTTGCGAAGGATGCGTACTCACCTAAGAGAATGTTTTTAACCCGTTGACATTACATTGTTAATAGGTTATGATCGGCCTATTCGTTCAACGAATATTTTGTTATTATTTTATAAAGGAAACTGAGATGACTCAAAAATCTAAACTACGTCAAGCGTTTTTCAATGGTGCTGAGCTGACCAGCAAACAAATCCGTGCGCAATTCAAAATTGCTTCACCTACCAAAGTTGTTAGCATGTTGCGTTTGGAAGACGGCTTGCCAATTTACGCTAACAAGCGTGTTGACACCAAAGGTCGTGAGACAATTAAGTTCCGTTTAGGAACACCTAGCCGCAAAGTTATTGCTGCTGGTTACCGTGCCATGGCATTGGGTATTGTCTGATCATTAATAATGTGAGACAATAAAGGGGCTTCGTGCCCCTTTTTCAATTGGAGAATCAAAATATGAATCATACAGAGTATAAACAAAAAGCTACATACTATAATACATGGACAGAAACCGAACAACATGCTTTTCGGATATGGTTGTCAAATATGTTACGGATGGGTCCTACTACTGTAACGTTTTTAAAAGTCGATGGTGATGAAGAGCGAGTAATCAGATGTACTCTTCAAGAAGGAGTTGCAATTCCTCATCAAAAGACTACAGACCGTGTGAAGAAACTTAGTGATGAAGTTTGTCCTGTGTGGGATCTGGAAAAGAATCAATGGCGTTCGTTCCGCTATGATTCTATTACAAAAATTGAATTTGATTTTGGAGTAAATGATGATTAAAGAACAAGGTAACATGACCGGTCATGGATACAGTATTCTAGGTAAGCTTAAGATGGGGTTCACCTGTTCTGCGTTTGACTTACTACATGCTGGTCATATCCTAATGCTAGAAGAAGCTAGGTCTCAGTGTGATTACTTGATTGTTGGCTTACAAAATGATCCGTCGGTAGATCGTATCGAGAAGAACAAACCAATTCAATCACTTGTCGAGCGTTACTTGCAACTGAAAGCTCTAAAGAATGTTAATGAGATCATTGTTTACAACACAGAAAAAGATCTCGAAGACTTATTGTTGATTCTTCCAATCAAAATACGTTTTGTTGGTGAAGAGTATAAAGACAAAGACTTGACTGGTCGTGAGACTTGCAACGAACGAGGTATCGAGATCTATTATAACAAACGTGAGCATACGTTTAGTACAACAGAGCTTCGTGCCAGGATTGCTCGTATGGAATCACAAAAGACTTCATACACTCTTAATGTAGAGCCAAGTCGTGTCGGTACCATCAAGTGGACTGAGCCATGAATGTAGCGGTAACAGGTTCTCATGGATATATTGGCTCTATCCTACGTAAGATGTTAACGGAGCAGGGATATAAAACGTTTTGTTGTGATAATAAACTCTCTAACGATCTAAAATATACCAACTCGTTTACCAACTCATCATTTGATGATCCTTTATTTGTTAACACTGTTATAGACAATGACTGTCAGGTAATATTCCACCTTGCTGCCAGTAGCTTGCTTGGTCCAAGTGCCAAGGATCCATTACTGTATTACTATAACAATACAGCGCGAACAACACGATTCCTTCAACGACTTGATAGCCTAGGATGGACTGGTCATGTTATTTTCTCAAGCACCGCAGCTGTGTATGGTGCACAGGATAAACCGGTTGAAGAAATATCTCTTAAGCAACCATGTAACCACTATGGTCAGAGCAAATTAAACTGCGAACAGGTGTTGGATAACATGCACCTATACGGAACAAGAGTTACCATGTTCCGTTACTTCAATGTAGTAGGAGCATATGGTGATGTTGGCCAAAATTATGGCGAGCCTCATCTTCTGACTCGTGTATGTAATGCTGCAATAGGAAGACTTCCATTGACTGTTTATGGTAATGACTACGATACGCGTGATGGAACGTGTATCAGAGATTACGTCCATGTTAGAGATATTTGTCAAGCACAGATCCATGCAATGAATATTGATACAATAAATCAAAATGGAGCAGACGTATTTAACTTAGGAACGCATGAAGGAACAAGTGTTCTTGAAATGGTACATCAGTTCCAAGAAGTAACTGGTGTCAAGTTTGACTACACGGTAGGACATAAAAGAGAAGGCGATCCAGCTTTCCTTGTTGCCAACCCACAGAAATTCATTGACACTGGATTCAAATACCAGTATAGTGATAAGGAAGAAATTATTACGTCAGCATGGAATTATTTTAACAGGAGTGATTGATGGGATTTGAAGTTAATGAAATATCAAAGAATTCAAAAGGTGGTACAGAGTTGATGAGGATGGGGTTGGAAGAAAGACTTCCGGCCGAGTTACTTGAGGACTTCCAGATTATTTGTTCAAGAGTTCGTACTATTGAAGATGATAAGATTCGTGTTTACTGGTTACATGACCTACCAGAAGATCCTGAGACGAATCACTTGAAAGACTCTGATAGTCGTGACCGATTCCACAAAATGGTATTCTGTGGTAACTGGCAATATACACGGTATCGTGATTATCTTGGTGTTCCTCATGACGACTCAGCAATTGTACTAGAGACAGCAATTGATCCAATTACATTTGAGTCCAAGCCAAAGGATGAGGTGCGTCTGGTATACACATCAACACCACAGCGTGGATTAGAATTACTTGTACCGATATTCATTGAGCTGTGTAAGAAGCATGACAATATTGTTCTCGATGTATTTTCTAGTTTTAATATCTACGGCTGGGCCGAGTCTGATAAACCATATGAGAAGCTTTTTGAGATATGTCGCGATCATCCAAAGATTAACTATCACGGAGCACAGCCAAATGAAGTTGTGCGTGAAGCTCTAAAGAAAGCCCACATTTTAGCATACCCATCTATTTGGATGGAATGCAATAGCCGTAGTGTTATTGAAGGCATGAGTGCTGGTATGCTGTGTGTGCACCCCAACTTAGCTGGCTTACCTGATACGTCTGGTGGAATGAACTTCATGTATCAGTGGGATCCAGATAAACAAAAACATGCACGGAAGTTCTACACAGCTCTGAGTAACGCTATTGATATCGTTCATACAGAAGATATTGGTAATTATTTACGGCTTGTCAAGATGTATACCGATTCACGTTACAATTGGACTAAAGTTGCTTCACAGTGGCAAGATTTATTGATGGAATTGAAACACAAGTATCCTTCCGTTAATTCGCGCCGTGATCAAGGGCCAATGTTTAACTATACAGTGAATTAATATGATCGTTACAAGAACACCATTGCGCATTAGTTTCTTTGGCGGTGGTAGTGATGTTGAAGCTTTTTATAGTCAACACCAAGGTGCTGTTCTGTCAACTACAATTGACAAATACATTCACCTCGCTGTCCAGGAAGTTGCTCGTCCACACTATAAAATAATGTATAGCGAGATTGAGCAAGTAGAATCTGGAAACGATATAAAGCACGATAGAGTGAAGGAAGCATTTCGTTACTTCAATATTCCTGCAGGAATTGAGATTGCTTCGTTTGCTGATATTCCTACAAAAGGTACTGGCCTAGGTTCCAGTTCCGCGTTTACCTCTGGGTTAGTTCAAGCACTTTCTGCATATACGAGTAGACCAATGAGTAGATACGACGTTGCTGACTTAGCATGTAAGATTGAAATTGAGATGTGTGGTGAGAAGATTGGTAAGCAGGATCAGTATGCATCAACGTTTGGTGGTTTCAACTTTATTACGTTTGATAAAGAAACAGTTGAAGTGGCACCTCTCAATATTCCATCACAAACACTAGAGATGTTTAGCGAGCACTTATTGTGTTTCTATACAGGCCAGACAAGAAGTGCATCAACGATTCTTTCTGAACAAGTAGAAAAATTAACACGCAAGGACAGCGATATTACGTTCTATACCAAAGAACTTGTTGATATGGCACACACTGCTAAGGCTGAGTTACGTTCTGGTAGACTACATAATGTAGGTGCATTGCTTGATGACGGCTGGCGTATAAAGAAGAAGCTTTCTTCTGGTATATCAAATCCATTGATTGATCAGATGTACGAGGATGCGTTGAAAGCTGGTGCGTTAGGTGGTAAACTACTAGGTGCTGGTGGTGGCGGGTACTTACTACTATATGTACCTACACGACATCAGGTGTGTGTTCTGGAAAAGCTAAAGCATTATCAGAATTTTATTTTCAACTTCACCGATAAGGGAAGTTCAATCGTGTATAGTGATCATGTATACTGACCCATTTGAATATTTTGAAGTCTATCGTGAGCAAATAAA